CGAATAGCTTCTCGTCCCACCCGGGCAGCTTGCCCATGATGTCCTTCCATTGGAGCAAGTCTTCGATCAGCTTTTTGAACTTGTCGTGCGGCGTGTCGAATTGATCGGCAAGACGGTCGCCGAATGTCGTGAGTTTGGCAATTTCCTTGTCGACCTCTCCGATTGCCTCCGTAGCTTCTTTCGCGTTTTCTGCAATGGCCGCGAAGTCATCAGCCCGCTTGTCCGCTCTTGCTACAGCATCGAGTAACTTATCTATCTCAGCCGCGCCTTCCGGCAAGGCGTCGATAAGTTTCTGGGCTTCTGTCCTTAGCTGAGTCATGCCTTCGGTGGCTGCGTCGAATTGCAATTGTGCGATAAACGTGCTCGCCGCATCTGCGGCGTCTTCAAATGCTTTGGCGACAAGCGGATCATCGGCCCCTGCCGCCTTCTTCAGGTCGTCGAACCATTTGCCAGCATCTTTAAGATTCTTCTCTGCTTCTGTCCTAATCCTTTGACTCGCTTTCAGTAATCGCCATGTCTGCTGTACTTGTTTTTGCAAAGGGCTAAGCGATCTCGGATCATCTCCCATTGCCTTTACCGTTTTTGATAGCCACTTCTCTTTGTTCTCTGGGTATAGCTTTTGTAATTGAGCAAATGCCTCATTGTCTGAAGCATTAGCGAAAGGTCCCTTGGCTTTTAATTTATTCGCCCAAGCCAAAAACTCACCGGTTGCTTTCATCGCCTGCCCAAGACTATCGATAAACTCTTGCAAACTGCTGGTAGACTCTACGATTCCCGCAGTCAACGATGCCCATCCCTTTTGGAATTTCGTCATCTGCTCCCCGGCCACTTCCTCCATCGCCCCCGTCTCGTTCAAGTCATCCCGTACTTTTTTCATCTCATCGGAAAAACCAAGCAGAGCCACCGTTGACGTGATCGTCTTGGCACCAAATCCCATCATCTGCATAGATGCCATTTGCTGCTCTGTGGACATGGTCGCAAATGCCTTCTCCATGTCCGCGATAATATCTCCCAGGTATCTGACACTGCCGGCAGAATCATAAACCTCAATATTCATCCGCTTGAACGCCTTTGCGTTCTCCAAAGCCTTGATAGTCAGATGCCGCAAAGCAATGTCGTATCGAGTGCCGGCCTCTTCACCCTTGAGGCCCTGCGAAGCCATGATTGCCAACACCGAGACCACCTCTTCGAGACTCTGGCCGTACAATCTTGCCGCTGCCGCCGCCTTGTTGGTCAACGCTTCGCTGAATTGCTGCACAGTGGCGTTCGCCATTCTGTTCGCGTTTACCAACACGTCGCCCACCCTCGTCAGCGACGCCAGGTTTTGTTGTGCGTTTTTGGACGATAACCCCATGGCCATCTGAGCATCGGTCAACAAGTCCGTGGCAAGCGACAATTCAAACATGCCCGCTTGTGCGAACTCGGCCACGGCGGGGATTGCCGCCAACGATTGCCGAGCATCCATCCCGGCGGACGTGAGATAATAATAGGCCTTCGTGACTTGGGCCGTTGAGTGAATCGTTTCGCGAGCCACATCGATCGCGATGGTTCGCATTTCGGCTTTCATTTCACTGCCCACGTTCCTCATAATCGCCAGCGAACCACGCATTCCCCGCTCAACATCCTCCTGCATTTTGAATAGCTTGAACGCGCCATAGATCGCCGCCAGCGGCCCTACATACATCAGCAAGGATGACCGCACGGCCGCGCCGGTTGCAACCAGTGCCCTGCCTGCCATCGCCTGGGCTCGCATGGCCATAGTCAGCCTGACGACTGGTGGATTAGCCATGCGGAATTCAGTCGTTAGATTACGAAGACGAGCACGATATCCTACCATCGTAATTTCGCCAGCTCGCATAGCTGCGCGAAGCGTAACGACACTTGCACGATGTTGAGCATAGGCTCTATCCAGAGCACTCATGCCCGGCAGCGCAGCCAGGAATTCTGTTTTTAGCCGTGCATGTGCGGCAACATGCTCTCTCGCCGTGCCTATGCCGGCTTTTTCGGCAGCGGTGAGTCTCTGGCGATTCGCATGAAGTTGACGCAATGTTGCCACTTCTGCATTCATGCCCGGCAGCGCAGCCTTAAACTCTTCTCTTAGCTGCCTCTTGGTGGTGAGATACGTTCCCGTGCCGGTCTTGTCCTGTACGTACATTGCCTTGAGCATGCGATTCGTGCGTACAAAGGCGTCGACACTACTGCTAGCTGCCTTGAATACCTTGTTAACATCACGCTGGAATACCTTGGTGGTTGCAAGGGATTGAGTTACGCCCCTGTTCCACTGGCCGATATTCAGCACCAGATTGCCGCTGATAGTTCCAACGCTGGGCATCTATCGTCTACCTCTTACGGCATTGAATCGCTCGGCCGCTTGTTTCATCTCGGCCTTCATATCGTCTTTGCTCTGGCCCACCGGACCCTTGGACGGCTTGAACCAATCACCCGGCTTCGGCAACGAATGCGCCTGGAAATTCGGCCGGGCCGTTTCCGTCGCAATCGTTCCGAAGCGCACGTTTTCCATGGCAAAGCCCCACGGCTCTAAGGCGTAGTATCGCTGCCACTCTGACAACTCCCGGCTGTCTAACTCGCCGAGCATTCTTCTGACACTAGCGTATCCGAGGGCGAGGGCGAGTCGGTGGATGAAGAGTCGCCAGGGGCTTCTGGCAAGTTTTTTGCCGTTGCGTCCTCGTCGTCATCCATCCCGCTGAGCCGACGGATAGCTATTCTCAATCGCTCCAGTACGTTGGCCGACTTCATCCCAATCTGCACCAAATCTCCATCCCTGAAAATCGAATCGCCCTCCTCATCGCAGGCCCCCATCGCCACCAGCAGGGCGCGTAGGTGCGTGGTGCCCGGCTTCATTCGGCGGGTGTCCTCTCCGGCTCCCGGATCGGGTTCACTCTGATTGGCCAGATACACTTCGTACTTATCCCGCTCGTCCCCCGAAAGGCACCGGGCGTACACTTGCCCATCTACCGCCGGCCATTCTGGTGTCGGCACCATCTCGCGGGGCAAGTCGTGTACTTTGAAAATCTCTTCGCGCAGCGCCATTTGTTTCCCTCCCGATTTGGTTGTTGGTTGTTTACGCCTCGGCCGGCACCACGGTAATGCTGTGAACAACATTTCCGTCGATACTGCCGGCCCGCGACTTCCCTACGACAACACACGTTCCGAGTGAAGTGTCCGGCGACCCGTCGTTCCAGTCGATCGTCGTGGCGCCGGTGAGCCCTCGCGTTACCGCGGCGGTCCCCAGCAAACACTCGAACGTTACTTCCGGGTCGTTCAGCGTTGCCTCGTACTGATGCTCCGACTGTTCCGAGCCGGTGATGTCGATCTTGCCCGTGCCTTCACTGTGCGTTGCAGAAAGCACCCGAATACTACCCACGCCTGCAATCGTGCATACGGTTCCATTAAACGTATAAGACGCCATCGCTATGGTCCTCTCGTCATGCGACACCTCCCGCCATGTCTGTGACCGAAAAAGTACGCGCGGGCAGGCGGCTCGGGCGACCGCTCTTCGAGGGCTACTCTAGCCCGCGCAAACTCACACGAAATATTCTTGGATTACCCGGTGGGCCTCGAACTCGTCGCGGCCGACCGTTATCAGTTCAATGTCGTCCATCTCGTTTTGCAGATGCCACACCTGCGAATTGCCGTCGATCCAACCGGCCAATCCCGTGGGCGATGACTCCGCTTCGTCGCCGCGCACCGCCGCCGCGAGGGCCTGGGCCCCGTCGTAACTCGACGCCCAGCAATCCACTTGTATCCGCTGAAAATTCGTCGACGTCGTTCCCATTGCGTGATTGGCCGGCACCCGGCTGATCTGCTGGTACGTGACGTAAGGCAACGCCACCTTTTGCGGGGCCTTCATTGGGTAAATCTTGGCGCCGACCAAGTCGCTTACCGCGGTCAGTCCCTTGAGTCTGGCAACCATCAACGTGTTCGGCGGCATTTCACCTTCCTCCCGACGCCCGCCCGATTTCCGCCAACTCGGCCCGGATCGTCGCGGCAAATATCTCTTGACTGCTTGCCCTATGCTGATCCATCGCCGTTCGGATAAATGGCTTGGCTGCAACCTGCATGGTGCCCATCTCGCGAGCCCAGCCGCTAGCCTTGTGTCCCCGTTCGATCAAGTGGCCGATCTTCGCCGGATCGTGCTTGCGACCCCGCCAAGTCGTTGCGTATCCGGTCCGCGGGCCCATGATGGCAACCACCGTTTGGCCTGACTGGTATGTTCGCACTACGGTCCCGATGCTTTTCTCGGTAGCGCCCGTTCGCTGCACTTGTCTCGCCAGGTTGCTTTTTATCGAGTCGACGATCGGCTTGGATGCACTCACGATGGCTCGTTTGACGGTGCGCTTCTCAAGCCGCTCGTCCATCCGCCGCAAAGCCGCCAGTAGTTGCGGTATCCCCTCCAAACTGAATCGCATCGCTTCGGCCATGTCACACCTGCTGTCATTGCCCCGTGGCAAGTTCCGCGATCAACTGCAGTTTCCCGACGGCGCTTTGTTCGGCAGACTGAACGAGCCCGAGCACGGAATCCAAACCGCCGGAGACAAACGCCGGTTCCTCCCGGTTTTGCAATGTCACTCGGCACACCTCGCCCTCGACGCCTGGTAACGTGTCTGAATACACTTCCTCAATCAAGTCCGGATTGATCGCCAGCGGCCTCGCTTCCTCGAACACCCCGCCCACGCGCACGAGTTCTTCCAAACGGATCAACATTAGGGTTTCTCCCGTACCATGAATTCCAGTTTCCGCCGCCCCTCGTCGACGTCGATAAACGATTCGATGTAAAACAATCGGCTCCCCGATCGGAAACGCATCGTCGTATCGATCGTCACGTCGTTCCTCCACCAGGTTTCCATCACGTGCGTGGTATCC